CCGATGGCGAGTGCCAATTTGATGACCATCGACGCGCTCATCGCCAAGAGCGGTGATCCCGTCGGCGGTCGGCCTGCAAACCCCGAACCAAACAATGACGGCCAAGGTGCCGAGGAAGGAGAAGAAGCATGACACCGACACGAAAAGACATAGCGCGAAGAATGCGCGAGGTCCTGAAAGACGGACGCGAGCAACGGCGTGAACTGACGCTGGAGGCCAAGTACGAAGGCGACCAAGGATGCCTTGACGCGAGCGGTGCCATCAATCTGACCGTCCGCGACATCCTGCCGACATTGGAGGGCGACCTGCAACTGCCGCAGGGCTTGGAGATTGAGACGGGCGTCACCGGCAACGAGGTGTGGCCCGTCAGTATCAACGATGTGGAGATAGAGGAGGAGGACGAGGTAGGCGTACTCACCGAGCAGAGTCTTGGCTTCGCTCAGACGAGAGGCGCATACCCTGTCCGCACCGGCATCACGGTGGAGGTGAGCAACCAAGCCATCGACTCCGCTGCCTTCGACCTGCTCGGATTCATTCAGCGCAAGTTTCGTTTGGCGCAACGCCGCTATATCGTGCAACACCTGTATAGCAATGCCCGCTGGGACGGCAACAACGGTCCGTTCAGCGGCGAGTATGCGTCGCGCTGGGTGATTCCCGAAGGGTCATGGTACGAAAGCATCATGGCGCAGATGACGCTGCTCGAACTACAAGGATACGACACCCGCGAGGCGGTCATCGTGATGGACGAACTGATGGAGGTGCGGCTCAAATGTACCCCCATCGTGCCTGAGGAAGGCCGGATGGTTATCCAGAACGGTCTATGTTGCGGTTATCCGTATGTGGTCAGCAAGTACTTCGACACCGAACTTAATGAGGACGGCAAACTGGTACGCAAGAACGCCGAAGTCATCGGCATCGGCATCTTCAAGTACTTCAAAATCGCTCAGCACGGAACCGCCCGCGTAACGATTGACGGCGTGAGTGAGGAAGTGGCGTCTCGCAATGTGACCGCTATCACCCTGAACACGGCATGGTCGTTCACGAATTTATCGGATAAGATCAACGGCGGGTCCGGCGTTCAAGCCTTCCGCACGCTCATTGTCCGTCAGGGCTACCTGCGTGACTGCAACGAACTGGTGCTCCGTTCAAGCGACGGCTACCTGCTGCGCGTCGGTCTGTCCGGCCGCAGTCTGGTCCTCGCTGACAGCAACGGAACCGTCCTGCTGACCAAAGGTGGCGAGGAACTCCGCGTGGACATGTCGGAACCGAAAAAGAAATCCAAAAAGAAACCGAAAAACAAGGATTTATAGGTATTATAGAAACACCAAAAACTAAACAACAAAATGGATGCAACAAAAAGAGAAATCAGAACCATTGAGTGCAAGCTATCCGTACGAGAAGCTGCACCAGATGCGGAGGGCGAGTCTCGCACCATCACCGGCACGGCCATCGTGTTCAATGCTGAGAGCGAGGTACTTGACGACTGGGGATACAAGTTCCGAGAAGTCATCAAACCCGAAGCAGTGACGATGGAGTTCCTGAACTCGCAGGATGTGAAGATGAATATGCTTCACGATCGCTCGCTGACTCTTGCACGCTGCAATAAGGGCGTAGGCTCTATGCGGATGACCGTAGATGCTCAGGGTGTGAATTTCGAGTTTGAGGCTCCGAAGTGTGACATCGGCGACCGCTGTCTTGAGATGGTGCGTCGCGGCGACTACTCAGGCTGCTCCTTTGAGTTCTACCCGGAGGAATACGATGTGGAAGAACGCGAGGGCGGCAAGGATGTGAAGATTATTCACAGGAAATTCCGTGCGCTGACCGCGCTGACTATCGGGCTTGATCCTGCCTATAAGCAGACAAGCGTCAATGCCCGTGAGTTGTACGAGCAGACGCCGGGCTACAAGGCCGAACAGGAGCGTCTGGCAGCTGAGCAAGCGCAACGCGAAGCCGAGGAAAAGGAACGAATCAAGGCCGAAATGAAACGCCGCGAGCGCGTTTTGGCAGAGATACAAGTGAATGAGGAAAATCAATCACCTATTTATTAACCAACTTAAAACCGTTTTAAGATGAAAGAAATCAAAACTATGACCTTCGACGAGTTGAAAGTCGCTCGTCGGGAGTTGAATGACAAACTGGGCGAGCTTTACTCCAAAGCTGCCAACCGTGAGTTCAAAGAGGATGAGAAGCAGGAAGAAATCAACCTCACCCGTGAGCTCAAACAAATCAATGAGCAGATGTCTGCTATGAACCGCGAGTTCGAGCACGAGAACGCTATGGGTGAGCGTCGCCGCGAGACCCAGAGCGCACAGTTCCGCGAGATGCTACAAGATGTACGCCGCAATCCGGGCAAGGCTCATCGTGAAATCCTGTTGGCTCCGGGTAACAACTCGGACGGCTCCAGCAATGTAAGCGCAAACATCGACGCTTCGGGTGCTATCAACCTGACCATCCACGAGCTCATCCCGACTCTCCACGAGGGTCTCGGTCTGCCGGAGGGTCTGAACATCATCACAGGCGTGACCGGCAACGAGATTTGGCCGGTAAGCGTGAACGATGTTGAGATGGAGGAAGTTGGCGAAATCGAGGCACTGAGCGATCAGGTTCTCAACTTCAACAACATCACCCCGACTGTTCGTCGTATCGGTTTGACGGTGCCTGTTTCAAACATGGCTATCGACAACGCTGCATTCGACCTGATGGCGTTCGTTCAGTCCAAGTTCGCTATTGCGATGCGTGAGTACTGGGCAAAGAAAATCTACAGCCGCGCTGAGTGGGCTGGTAACAAGGGCGCGTTCTCTGATCTCGCTCCTGTGGGCGTTATCAACCTTGGCTCCGGCGATGAGTACAAGCAAATCCTCAAGGCCGTTGCTGAGTTCAGCGACAAGGGCTTCTTCGAGGGTGAAGTTTGCCTGTCGATGGACCGCGTGACCGAGGCTGAGCTCATGGCTACTCCGAAGATCAAGGGCGCAGCAGGCGGCTTCGTAATCGAGAACGGCCGTTGCTGCGGTTATCCGTACACGGTTTCGCACTATGTGAACACCGAGTTCAACGCTGACGGTCAGCTCGTAGCAGGCAAGGGCCGCTACATCGAAATCGGCTACTACGAGTGGTTCGCGGCTCAGACCCACGGTGATGTTCGTCTGACGATTGACGGAACCAGCCAACAGGTAAGCCGTCGAAACCTGACCGCTATCACCCTGAACCTCGCAGCTTCGATGACCGACCTGTCCATCTACATCAACGGTGCAAACGGCAAGACTCAGGCCTTCGCTTGCTACGCTGTCATGGACGGCAAGGAAGTTCTCGCAAGCCAGCACGCTGTAGTTATCCCGAAGAGCGGCAGCAAGACCGTTCCGGCTATCTGCAACGACCCGGATGCGACCATCACCTATGCTGTTACCACCGCCCTCACCGGCGTCAGCGTAACCAACGCAGGTGTCATCAGCGTCGGCACGACCGCAGGTACCGCAGTCATCACCGTCACCGCTACCTATGCGGACGACACGACTGCAACTGACACCATCACGGTAGTAGTGCCCGCCTAACAGACTCAATCTCCAGTGCCGGCGGTCATCCGTCGGCATTCGGAGAGCGAGCAGGTAACAAGTGAAACAAACAACGCAACGATAGTATGAGCCTCACGCTTGACAAATTGTTTTTCGAGATACTATCCAACGACTCGGAGTTCATGACTGCCATCAATGACAGGCTGTTTAACACGACCATCCCTGTCCCCGATGAGGAGTTCGACAACGAGCCGGTGCCGTATGTCATCATCACCTTCGACGGACTGACCCAAGGTGACACCACCAAGGACGATCCGTATGAGAGCGACTTTGACCATGTGCAGATAGGAATCGACATTGCAACGGAAGACCGCGAGACTCTCGGCGTTCTGGTCAAGCAGATTCGCCGCATCATCCACACGCACTTGGTTTGGCTGCTACGGTATGCCGAACTGCGTGCTAACGGTGAACAGCTGACGGATGCCAACGGCTTCCATCTGTGGGTGGCGCGGAACTACGAATCTATTGCCGCTGACATCCCGCTGGACTATACCTTCACGGCCGATGCCGTGCGGTGGTACGAGAAACCATGCTATGCCCAGACGCTGCACTATCAATGCGATGTTCCTAACAACTTAGACGAAGATGAGCAAGACGAAGAATGAAACACCGGCCATCGAGCCGGGCAAGCCCATCACGATTGAATGCGCATCACGCGCCGATGCCTCCAAGCAACTGCACGCTCTCAAGGAGCAGGCTGCAAAGGACGGACTGACACCGCAGGGCGGATTCATCCAATTCGATGGCTGTGCGAAATTCTCGGCGGTCATCACATTTGTTAAACCCTAAAAAGAAGAAGATATGGCACTCACGAAAATAATGGGTCAAAACTTCCGCGTATTCGTTGACGGAAGCGCAGTTCCCGAAGCCACCAACTGTCAGGTGACGATCCAAGGCAACTTGGAAGACGCTTCTACCAAAGACAGCACCGGCGGCTGGAACGAGGAGCAGATGACCTCGAAGCAATGGTCTGTGCAGGTGGACAATGTGGACGCCTCGCTCGCCAACCTTCGTGCGCTCATCACCGCCTTCAACTCTGACACGAAGCCGACAGTAGGATGGGACCAGACCTCCGGCGCACAAAACCGCGTTGCTGAGGAGGCCGCATTCGCTCGCAGCGGCTCGGCTATCCTGAACGATCTTTCAATCACCGCCAATAACCGAACTACGATACAGGTCAGCTGCCAGTATCAAGGTTCAGGAGCATTGGCATAAAACACGCTGAACTATGGATAAAGGACAACATCTCAGACTGGTCTTCCCGGAAGGTTCGGGAACAGTCACAAACTACTTCGTGGCGATGGCTTCTGACCTCAGTATTCACTTCAGCGCGCAGACTGAAGATTCGACAACGAAGGACACCACCGACACGAATGGTACTTGGAACGAGTACGATGTAGTGCAACGCAGCGGTGACATTCAGTTCAGTGCCCTCGTGGGCGTCGGAACGGATGCAACGGGCAAAGCGTTCGCAGACTGGATTGACAAAGTATCGGACACCGAGATTCCGTGGAAGCTCGTGACCGTGAACGGCACCAACAACCGAACAATCGTGAAAACGGTCTGCTCGGGAATTGGCAAACTTTCAAATCTCCAAGCGAGCGCACAAAACCGACAAAAAAGCACCTATAGTG